GAAGGTGTTGATATATTATTTCAAACATCTATGCCAGTAACATCAGTAGCACTAGATGCTAAAAAAGCATTACAAAACTTTGTAGATCAAGCTTATCATGATATTAGTGGTGAAAAAGATCCTTATGACAAAACTGGATATTTTTATTATACTTCTAAACAAATACCATTTGTCTACTCTGCTAAGAAAATGATAGACATTGAAAGAGATAAATAATAGAAGGTCTAAAAAAAAGAGGGGCGGTAGCCCCTCTCTTATTTTAATTACCTGTACTTCCAAAGCCACCTTCACCTCTTTCAGTAGAAGATAATTCTTCAACTTCTTGAAAGTCAATCTGTGGATAAGGTAGTATAATTAACTGACCTACTCTATCTCCTGGTTTATAGAATGAAGTATCAGGAATATGTTTAAATCTAAATTTAATCTCTCCTCTATAACCTGAATCAATAACACCAACAGAGTTAGTTAGAATTAATCCAGAGTTACTTATAGAGCTTCTAGGAAATAATAGACCTACATATCCTTCAGGAATTTCTACAGATAATCCTGTACCATACTCCATATAACCATATTCTGCTCTATCAACTTTAGCTAATGTTGTAGCTGTTAAATCCACAGCAGCATCCCCAGCTTTAGCATATGCTGGAGTTACTGCATTAGGATCAAGTTTTTTAAACTTAACTATCATTTTACACCAAATAAATATTTAACCCAATTAGGAATAAGGTTTAACTTTTTTTCTAACATACTACTATTCATAGATGAAGTACCTAATTTAGATCTTAGATCTCTAACTTCAAATCTAAGGTCATTAATCTTGTGATTAAGATCTTTAATAATAGTTTCTGAAGCTTTAAGACCATTTTCTAATGAAATAATCTGTGAGATTTTTTGATCAATTAAAGATTGATGTTCTTCAAAGCTAATTGTTGATATTGTTTCAACAATTGTAGAGTCACTTTTAGCTACAACTCTTTTACGTGGTTTGGATTTCTTATCTTCCATTTTTAGTTATTGATTTTATTGTTTGTTCAAAAGGATTACCTTCAATATTTTGTACCAAAGATAACATTTCTTGTGCTATTTCTCTAATCTCAACTTGAGCATGTTCACTATTTCTAAGTTTTAGAAAGTTAGCAAAACTTCTCATGTTAAACATTACATCAGCTTGTATTTGTGAGTTATAAGTTTTAAAAAACCTTGCTGACTCTTTAGCTCTTTTTCTACCAAGAATAGGAGTTAAATCTTCTAAACACTGATGATATAGTTGATTACCTAAATATGTGTAGTTTTTTAAAACAGACAACCATTCAGATTCTCCTCTTTCAGCAAAAGGTACTTCAGTTTCACCATAAGGTAATATTTCAGGATAAACATTTTCAGTACACAATATACCATTCCAATCTTGAGGTAAGTAAAACTTATCTTCTTTTAACTCTTTATACCTTGCTGATTCTGCATTAATAGAAGCCATCCTATGCTTTAATAAATGTATATGGGATGCAATATCACAATTAACCAAGAAGTGCACTGTAGCCTTCTCAAATGGTGTTTCATGACCATTGCTCCACAACATATCTATTAGAGCAGGTATTCTCTTAACCTTATCTTCTGATAGTTCCCTAGAGGTGCTTGTCCATGCAGAACAAGCTATTACCTCATCAGAACCATAGAATCCTAATAATTCTACTGTATTATTCATATTATAAAGTTGTTACTTCACAGGCTCCACCTGCACAGGCTGCTTGATCCATTAAAGAAGTTGAATCATCTTCTTCCATAACTTGAGTTAAATCAATAGATGATAGTTGTTTAACAAGTTCATTATATTGATTCTCAGTTATATCCTCAAAAGGAGCTTGACTGTAAGTACCACCATCAAATGGTAGAACTGATAAACCATTGTAATAAACTTTATTATCCCACATCCATTCACCTACAGTTTCCCATTCATCATTTTTAATAGAGATAGTAGCTGATACATTATGTGTATTGTTTCCACTGATATGTCCAGGTTTTATCCATTTGGTGGACACATCTTTAACTCTTGCTAATGTATCTAATGCAGACTCTGTTCTTAATACAGAACCTTCAGGTGCTTTAATAGGAATTTCTACTACTGCACTATTAGGAATCAACAAATGATCTTTAACTAAACTAGGATGGTTAGCTGCTAGATACTTATAAAGATCTTCTGATTTTGACATCTGCATTCTTCTGATATAGAAGTCATTATGCCAAGCATGAATACCACTTGCAGTACCTAACACACAAGATGTAGTACCTGATGGTTTAACACAAGTAGTTCTAGCTGCTGCATTAATACCAATACTTTGTGAAGTCTCAATATTAACAAGTTTAACTATTTCTGCAGCTTCTGTTAGGTCATACTTGAATACTTCCATAGAAGCAATACCTGTCATACCTACACCAATAAGAGCATCTTTTTCAGTAGTTTTCTTCCAAATAGGTCTTAAATAATGAAAGTCAGTAAATCCTGCTTGCAAAGTTCCAAAGAATGCTGCAGCAGATACTCTATCATTTAAGTCTTTTTGTGACTCTACATTACTTACATTAACCTCACACAAGTTACAAAACTGATATGGTCTTAATGCAATCTCACAGCATGGGTTAGTACCCCAATCTGCATCATTAGTAAAGTAGAATCCTGGTTCACCACTACCTGATAGTTCAATCTTTTTCCACAGATTTAAAAAGAATTCTTTAGTAATTCTATGTCTTACTAATACTGCAGAATTGTTAGCTCTACCACGTTGAGGGTTAGATTCCCACCAACTACCAAACTTACAAGTTAACATTGACTCATCATCTGCTGAGAACAAGCTAATTAAAGCTGCTCTACGGATACCACCTGCAAGAACTGCATCAGCAATATGACAAACTATATCATGTACTTCAATAGTTGATAGTTTTTCACCATCAGACTTTTTATCAAGTATTTGCTCTAGTTCAAATAGACAAGTTTTAAGTGGATCAGGACCAGGTGCTTTACCACCTGCAGTAATTAACCTTGTACCCTTCTGTCTAATATCACTAAAATCAAATCTAGGTTTAGTATTTCTATAACCTAAATAACTTCCAATCAAATGCTTAACTGCATCTGCCCACCCTTCAATAGAATCACCTACTAAGAACTTTTGTTCTTTAGATGGCTTTCTAATCTCAGGTAGTTTCTCAATATGTTTAAATTGTACAGAGTATCCTACACCTGTACCACCTAATAATAAAAACATTATTTCACCGAAAGCTCTGTAATCATCAATAGGTAAATAACAACAGTTGTAAATCCTTGCTTCATTCTTTTGAATAGCAGGACCTGCAAACTGCATTGCCCTCATAGAAGGTAGGATTTTCTTATCAAATATGTATTGAGCTTGATTAACAATCTTGTCTGCCATATGAGGGTATTTGTCTACCATCATCTGTACATATCTCATTACAATTTCATCATAAGTTTCTCTTCTATTTAGTTGAGGTAAGTATTTTGCATACTTATTAAAGGTCACAATTTGTGACAAGGTTTCTAATCCAATATCCATATAAATTATTTTTTAGGGGTGCCAAAGATATAAAAAACCCCTGTATGTTTCAACAGGGGTATTTTATTTAAATTGGCATAGGAATATTTATTGGAAGTTTACCATCCAATATTACAGCACAAGCCACTACTGGCTTTCTAGTGTTCTGTTTACCATATGCAAAAGCATATTTCTCATGGTCTATACCACAACCTACAGTTACTCCAAATATTAAATCCTTGTAACTTGCCAAGAATCTAGTATTCATAACTGTATGTAGGTGACCTATTACTGTAGATTGTCTGTTTTCTCTAGCAGCATTAATAGCTGCCATTTCACCAGACATACCAGTACCATGTTGATAAATAACACCATTTACTTGATGTACAAAATCCCATTCCCATGTTGGAGGACTTTGTAATAATTCCTGATATGTCTTTAACCAAGTTTTAGGTAAACCTGCAGAGAAAGCTTTTCTAAATGGTAATGCATCATGATTCCCAATACAAACTTTAACATTGGGAAATGTGTAATACCATCTTTTCATTCTTTCTAATGCAAGGTTAAACTCATCACCTGCAGACATACCTTCAGGGTCTTTCTCATGATAGCTAATAGCATGATTATCAACTGCATCACCTATATGAATTACAGTACCACAATCATACTCTTGTTGAATCTTTCTACAGAATTCAAGATAACCTTCCTTTGTAAAAGGTTCATGAGGGTCACCTATAACCAATACATTATCTGGATCTCCATCTAAGTATGGTTCTACCCAACCCTCACTATACTTTTCTACATTCCTGAAAAGTTCTTTAGCTAACCTAATTATCTCTGAATTACTTTCACCAGTAAGTTCACTGATTTTATCAGCTGACTTTTTATAATAACCTGGTTTTGATTTCAGAAACTCGTATACAAGGTTTATCCTTGCATTGTAACTTAATTTACTCATATAGTTTCTTTTTACAAATATAAGAAGATAATTAACTTATAATATCTTCAGGTTCATCTGCATTCTTATATTTGAGATAATAAGTCTCCTGTTCTAGATCAGGAATAGAAGATAGTTCTGCATCTTCTGGAAGCTTCATGTCTATCTTATTTTCTATTTCTAATCTTCTCCACTCTTTTTTATAAAGAACTCCTGCTGGACCAAATTTATCTGATGATGTAACTGAGTAAAAATCTAATATTTGTTTTTTATCTTCAGCCCTAAATTTAGAATATGCACCTTTGTCAAATAATTCTAATGATTTTTTAGATAAGTTTGATATTTCAAACACTATTATTATACTAAATTTATCATTATCAATTATTGAGTGAAAAGATGAATATCTTTTAAACTTATTCAATAATTCTTCAAATTGTGGATGAGGACTAAACTTATAAACTACAAAAATGTGAGTATCCAAATCAGGAAACTCTTCACAGTATCTGAATGCATTGACAAAATTACATTTAGGAAAGTGTTCACTATCCTTAAAGTCTGCAAGTTTGCCATTCTTATTTGCAATTAATGGAAGCAAATAAGCAACAGTTTTTGTTTTTATATTTTTTATTTCATCCAAACTCATATAACAAGATTATCTACATCAACATTTATTGGATTCAAAAACCCAGTAGCTAGAAAATCATCTTTTATTTTTAGACATACATAATTCTGATAAAACTTTGATATTCCATGATATTCACCATACTGATTAATGTATTCTTGAAAAACAATATTTCTCATAGATTCAACATCATCTATATTTAATAACAGTTTATCAGCAAAGGATTTACCTTTACCTTCTAAACCTTTAATATTATCTGCTGAGTCACCTATAATCATAGATTTCCAAAAATATAAATCAGCTTCTTCTTCAGTTACAGTTACCCATTCATTCTTTTTATAGTTATAATGAGTACCTTCTAACATAAGAAGGTCTTTATCTATAGCACAGATTATGCTACCATCAACCTTTACTCTGACACTATTTACCATATCATCAGCTTCAATACCATGTAATGCAATAAACTTCCACTTATCTATCATATGATTTTTAATATCTTTAAGATATTTAAGTGGTTCTCTATCCTTCCTATTAGCTTTATATTCAGGATATACTGCATTTCTTTCAGTACATTTACCAAAACCTACAAAGCCAATATATTTACTGACTCCAATAGTTATTAGTATATTGCTTATGATTTGATCAGTAGATTTTAAAATGTCTTCTAAAGATTTATCAAAAGTTTTATTATCAGAATCCCAATGTGCTATAAAACATATGCTATCAGCATCAATTACGGCTACTCTTTCTGATTGTAATTCCATGTTGAAGTAATTTTTTAATTATAAGATACCAGTCTTCTTTTCTTAATACCACAACCTCATCCTTTTCTTTCTTGTGAAATACTACGTTAACGTAATCTTCCCTTTCTGGTACAAGTTTGGGGATACTTTCTTCCATATCTTCAAGAACAAGAAAAACATTTAGACCTGATTTAACAGCTTTACATTGTATATTATAAGTAACACCATTGACATCTATTTTGGCATCATCCATAATTCTACTTGTAGCTCTTGTTGTAGCAGCTCTATCAAAACCTAGGTCTTTTAGCTCTTTAACTATCTTTCTTTCATAATTATGTCCTATTCTTCTAACATTAGGTTTAGACTTAATTTTTTCAGAAGGTAGTTCATTCTTATTCTTGATCTTCTTTCTATCTGGTTTCCTCATAAGTTTTGTTATTAGTAAGCATATTAATCACATCTTGATATGCTTCAACTTTACCTTCATAAAACCTTATAGTTAAATCATCAGCTGTAATAGTATCAAGTTCAGTTGCTACTCTATCACAAGCATCTCTTTTCTTATAAAGAACTTGAAGTAAAGATTCTATTAATTTATCCATACACAAATATATAAAAAGTGGGAGATAAAATCCCCCACTTAAGTTGTTAATGGAAATTAACCTTCAGTAACAAAAGCATTTACTTCTGCAGAATAGTTAGTTTCAGGATAGTTAGATGTAACTTCTGAAACAATAGTATTTGGAATGTCAGTAGTTGGTTTAACTGGCATGTCAAATACAGGATTAATTACATAATCAACTGTTGTAGCTGTTGGTTTAGCAAATCCAAATGTAACAAGTACATTTCTCATATCTTTAATAGATACACCAAAATGGTCTGCCATTGTTTTAATGTCTGTCTTGTATGCTTTAAAAGCAGCAACTTCTCTTTGTGAGATATTAATAGTTCTCATAATAAATAATCATTTAAATTTATTGTTAATTGTTTAGTTAGATCATATCCCTTAATGGATATGTAATCTGAAATATCTTTTATACCATCAGGTATGAGAAAACTTCTTATTCCAAATTTCTCTGAAAACTTCTTCATATTAGAAATACCTGTTTCATCATTGTCATAGTTAATTATTATCTCTTTAAATCTTAATGATAATAATTCAAACTGATTTTCATTTAGAAACATCATTTCACTTTGTGGACTAATTGCATTTATACCAAACAATCTGAATACCATGCAATCTTTTAAGCCTTTTGTTATAACTAGTTTATCAGAATGTTGTTCTAATTGATTCCAACCACTAAATATGTGTCTTGGAATATTACTAGTCCATTTCTTACTTTTCTCAGCATTTGGTCTAAGAATTTTTCTCATACCATTACCATGCTCATAACTATATGCATAATCTTCAACAGACTCTGTATATACATTTACAAGTTCTTCATTATTTACACTTATCCAATAATCTGTAATAGGAACTACATTATAAAAATTAAGTATATCTCTGTTGAGGTAGTATTTATCCCAATAGATATCACTACCTCTCCAATCTCTCTTTTTAATCTTTATAACTGTACTATACCTATCAAGCTTATCAGGTAAGCCTACATAATTCAGAGATGGTATAATTTTTTTATTGTCTAACTTTTTAATGATACCTAAATCATTAGCTATAATTCTAAGAGTTTCTTGAAAATTTAAATCTTCATTAAACTTGACTTTCATGTACCTCTGTACATATGAAAAACAATCATGATATTCTCCTGTACCAAAATCCTTATAATACAATCCTTTAGGAAATGCTTTAATAGAACATGATGGAGTTTTATCAAATCTTAAATCTGAGCAAAATAATTTATTTACATCAATAAAGTTCTTACAATAATACTTAAAGATTTGGTACTCAGAAACTTCTCTGAGCACCATATCTTTAGTAAAGTGATTTACATCAACACCACCAAAATTAGAATGGTAAGTCATTGGCTGTTGTTGGAGCTACAAATGAATCAGTATCTGGAACTTTAGCAACAGGCTTTACATCTCTGTCTTCATTAAATACCAATTTGGTACTAGCTACTGCAGGATATTCAGCACCATCTTGAATTGCTTCTGCAAATTCAGGAAGACCAATAGAAGCTCTTAGTCCAGTATTACCATCTTGTTTAAGATAACCTTCACCATTGAATTTAATTCTCAATGAATTACCAGCAAGTTTATTGTTGTATACTTCACCAAGTTCTTCGATAGTGTTGGCTTTAGAAGAAAGATAGTCAGCATCTTTTACAACTTTAGTAAAGATGTGTCTAATTTTCTTGTAAGATGTAGGTGCTGCTTTCTCTGAAAGATAGAAACGGAAATCAGTAGTTGCTTCTGCATCACCATCTTTTAGATAAAGAGAGAATGTAATTACAGGATTACCATTTTGATTAGTTTCACCTTTAACAGATTTAATTGTTACTTCATGAATGCCTGGTCTAATATACTTAGGCTTGTTTACTTCTTGAACATCTTGTCCACCGAACATAATTTTAAAATTTATTTATTGTTATTATTTAAGGAATACTTTATCCCAATTGCCTGTTAGTTTACCATCAACCATTTCAGTTAATGTAATTTCTTGATTTTTCAAGTGGTCAGGTCTTGCACCACATGTTACTTCTTCTGAAGTTTTAAAGTTTAGAGTCACTTTATCAGACTTTCTGCTCAATAAACCAATAGCATCTGCTTTAGCACATACAATAGATTTAATCTTACCTGATAAATCTAAGTCTACTGCTGATACTTCTTTACCATTAGTTTCTAGCATTTTATCTTTTAAGTGACCTAGTAGAATAATACTACCATCTTCTGGTACCAATGTTTCAATGTAATCTAGAATCTTAAAGAAAGCTTCTCTAAGATATAGATAACCTGCACCATTAGGTAATTTCAACACACTATCACCTGCAAAGTTCTTACCCATAGGAGTTTCCATATAGAGTGTCTTTGCATATGACAAACACATTTCTTCCAATGCAGTAACAGTGTCTACTGCAATGTACTTGTAAGGTCTATTAGCTTTAACAATTTCCTGACCAACAGCTTTCAATGTTGCAAGACTATCAATTTTAAGTTTGAGAGCTTCAACATAATCAGAGCCATTCTCGAAGTCTAGAATTAGACAATTATCTAACAGAGCCAAGGCTGATGTTTTACCAGCCTTTGGCTTTGAATAGATAACCATCCTCTTAGGGTTAGCTCTTGTAGCAGCTACCTTTTGAGTTGGTAAATTAATCATGTTACAGTTTAGCAGCTAATTCTAAAATGCGTTCTACTAATACAGGATATAAACCAGGATATTGACTCTTAACTAAGTCAATAGGAGTACCACCAATGATAATTGGTGTTCTCTGACCATCTCTGTTCTGTAATTCTGTCTTAGGAACAACAGTTGTTAATTCAAGCACTTTACATAGAGTGTTAATGCTATCAATAGCTTCAACTCTTGTATCACAAGGATAGCGTTGAGTTTTAATCTCATTAACATAAGCAATGTATTCTGCTTTCATTTGTTCACTAGGATCAGTTGTTTCTGATACATTCTCAACCACAGGGGTTTCTTCGTTTTGTACAATTTCCATTTTAATTTAATTGTTTACTTGTTTATTAATAATATCCTCTTTCATTTAAATAACCATATCCTAATCTAGGATTTAAAGTTTCCTGATCATAGAATGTACTCTTATCATCTACATAGTTAAAACAATCCATACAATAATACTGTGACATAGTATTATCATATTTCACATTTCTATGCTGACAATTCTCATCAAATAATCCAAGCTGTTTAGATAATGTTTTATTTTCTAAATCATCTTGTCTTTTAAGTTCTTCTTCTTCATTCATATAATCAATAAACTCTTCAATCATATCTGACAAATAAGGATAATCAGGTTGTGCAGAATCAACAAGTCTATCATAATTTTCTATAAAGTCAATGAAAAAATCAAATGCAATACTATATGCATAAGACATTTTATTAGATTTTATATACTTTGGGCTACTTTTAAATAATGCATATAATTTATCATACAATGGACTTTTACCTTGAGCCTTATGATATACAGGTTTATCTGCAGGTCTAACATAAGTATACTGCTTATCAGCAGATGAAATAATGTCAAGAATTACATTGTAACAATTTTCAACTTGTGATATTACTACATACTCTGTTGAAGTATGAGGATTATGATAACCACAAGATATGTTGAAACATGCAATACCAACATTTCTTTTAGATAGTGCACCAACATCTGTTGCAATGCCAGTACACTCTTTATACTTATAACCTTCTAGGATTGGTGCTACAAATGTACTAAATTCTTGGTCAAATAATTTAACCCCATTAGAATAATTTATAAAATCTGCATCACCTTTTCTATCTGCTTGACCTATAAACTTACAATCTTTGAAGAAATCTAAATCACAGGAATTAGAACCTATGCATCCAATTTCTTCTTGAAGGAAGAATGCAACTTTGATATTATCTACAGCATCTAACAGATTTAGACACATAAATACACCTACAAGATCATCACCACCAGTACCTACTTGTCTAGCACCATCAAATGCTAACAAGTAATCACCATTTCTAACAATAGTTTTATTAGGACAGAATCTATGAACCTGATCTAAATGTGACACTACACAAGGGTAAAAATCTGCTTTACCTTTAGTAACATATATATTACCATGTGCATCTTCTTCTACAACTAAAGAGTATTTATTGTTAAGTAATTTAAGATAATTGTTAAGTGTTGGTATTATTTGTTCTTTCTCTTTAGAAGATTCAGACTGCCAGCCTAAAACTTCAATTAATAATTCTTCATTAAAAGTCATTGTTATTATTATTTGTCATTGTTATTTCAGGAACTTGTTCTTCAGTCTCATCTAATTCTTCTAACCATTCATCTTCTTCTAAATCATCATCATCTAATGATACAATATCAGGTAATAGTTGATAAGAACCATTAATATTTCTTACAGAATTAATATCATAAACTTGTTCTGATGAATATAAAACATTATCTTGATTTACAAACTTACCACTTAATGAACATTTAAATGTATCTTTTAATGTTGATACACTTAACTGAGAAGTTTCACTATTAAGTAAATTAAAATTGTCTAGATATGGTAAACCATATGGACTATTGATAGAAGTTTGTCTACTAATATGTAAATCATACTGTAATTTATATGATGCAGATGTTACTTTAGATGGAATATAATTCAAATCAACAATAAAATTCTTATCATATTTATTTTCCCAATAACCAGGAGACATTTTTGTAATATCTTTATTACCACCATTACACCACTTTCTATGATTATAGATATTAACAAAACCATTTTCTGAAGCATATCTATGAAACAATGATATAAGCTTTGTATCACAAACATAAATTCTATCCATAACTTTAGTACCATCTGTTGTAGTCCACAATAATGCTCTACCTAAAATAGAATTTACACCCTTTGGTTTCATTACAATTAAACTAACATTGTTATTTAAAGCATAGAATCTAATTTGACTCTGATTAGCATCATTACGCATACAAGAACTACCTAACTCACCTGAATTTTTAAAATAATTATTGTAGTGATAATAATATTCAATTTTCTCACCACTAACAATTTCAAATAATTCAGGATCATAACTATTTAGCATCTTATTATATTCTAAATATGCTTGTATCTTCTTTTCATCAAAATCTTTAAATGATTTTATAAAAAACTTACTATATGATACAGTTCTCATGTAATTAGTAAAATGATTAACATTATCATTAGCATACTCATTATCATAACCTGCTTTAATCATACTAACAACTGCTTGTAGATATTTAGCTTTAGTAAGATATGTAATAGTATTATTTTCTTCTTTCACATAATGATAGAATTCATCTAATGCACTTGCATTATCAATTGAATATGTATCAAATGACTTATTAATAATATTATTAGATATTCTACTAAATCCACCCATGTTATTACCACATATATCAATATGCTTATCTACTTTAAACTTTGCTATAATACAATACTCTGATCCTTTCTCATATATAGTGTAATCAAGATTATATACATCACAAATACCATCTATGTTATTATGAGTATATAATGATGATATGCCAGCTCTATTACTTCTGAGTTGTATAGTAGGATTTATCAAAATTTGAGTTCTTCTCTTATTTTGTACATAAGTTAAATACTCATAATAATTGCGATCATAACTATAATAATAACTATTTTTAATTATAAGTATTTTGTTTTTTGGATTAGCAGGATCTTGTGCAAAGTTTATATAAATAAACCTACTAGATTTATTTAATGAAATATAGTATTGTAATTCTGCTGGTAGTTTTAATTTTATTGTGTTTCTTGAAACTTGACTAATTATTATTTTACTCATAATACATAATAAAAAAAGTACCCTACACTATAAGCATAGGGTACTATTGTTTATAATTTACAGTTAGTTTGCTACAAAATCATAAAGTGTAGCTAAGTTACCATAAGCACCATCAGCACTTGTACTTGCTACCCAAGAACCATTTCTATCAACAACATAATATTTTGCTGGAGATTTCTTTTGGTTTTTAACTTTTGCAAATAATGCAGCTACAGTTTCATCATCTGGTCTTCTTACATCTTCCAATGTAATATCATCTTCATCAGATACTGAATTGTGTTCATTTATACAGTTTTCAATGAAATCCATATAATCTTCACTAATCAATGATATAAAAATATCAGCTTCAGATGCTTTTTTCTGAGCAAATGATTCATTCTTGATAAAATTTACATCATAGTTTTTACTACCAGTAGTAATATACTGATCTTGTTCTAATCTTAACAAGATTTCTGGTTCTACATTTAAACCAAGTTGTTCAGCAAATGCTACACAAGCAGTTGCAATTGATAAGTCATCTACTAAAAAGATTGATCTTTCCATTTTAATTAAATTTAGATTTGTTTGTTATAATATTTATTTATTTCTAAACTGTCAGGTTCAGGTAATTCAAAGAATTTACCAGATTCAGGTTTAACATATAGACCTTTTGCTATACCATCTCTAGATAATCTGTTCTTGATTATCTTCAACATAAGCATTCTGTCTTTTAGTTTACTAATATCATAGCCTAGTGAAGTATCCATATCTAGTTTATATGGACACATTAGACCTAGAACTACGTCAGCATCTTGATAGGGATTAGTAGTGTCTTTAAAGTCACCTTGAGAAGGAGATAAGTCTACACCTTTAAACTTTTGTCTATCAACAGAACTTAAGCCTTGATTAAACTGCTGTAAGACAATAGGTGTAAAACCAAAGAGATTTCTCAAGATTACAAAATACTCACTCATCTTATCCATAACTTCCTTAGTTTGAAAGCCTCTCTCTTTTTTCAACAGATACAAATGGTCTAATGCTATAATGTTGTAGCTATTAGGATCATTTGGTTTATAACCAGCTATTCTTTTCTTTACACTACCATCAGTGTCAGTATAATCTTCAAAGATTACTTCACCATTAGCTACTGCAAACTTAAATAACTCATTGTAAATACCTGTTGGATTAATAGAATCAAATCTAAAGTTTATACTGTCTGCCATTTGTTCTACAATAGGTATGACATTAAAAACTATTTGTTTCTCTTCATCTGTTAATCTGAAATTACCTAAACCTTTAATTTTTTCAGGAGGAATTACTATTCCATGTAACTGATAGATAATACTAGATGTCCAGTTACACATCTTAGTTATCTTATCTATCTCAAAAGAATAATAAAAAACATTGTACTTAATATTATTGTCTTGAGCATTTTTAATAGCATTTCTTATCATATAATCTAGTAGTGTGGTCTTATAAGTACCAGAACTACCACCTATTAGATAATAAGTGCCTCTTTGAATACCAAATACATATTTATTAAGTGTGTCAAATCCATTTGATAAGCCCTGATACTTACCACTTAGACCTTGTTCAATTCTTGTAGTTAGAAAACTCATATCCTTTCAACCCTTTCATCAGTATTAATTTCAATATCTAAATCAGCATATTTATCCCATGTCATTTGATTAAACCATGTTCTAATATCCTGAAAGAAGTTTTCACTATTACCCTTCTTTCTAAGTTTCATCTCTACAACTAAACCTTTGTACATTCTCTCTGCAACATTAGAATCTTTTCTCAAATAATGATTGAACTTACTAAGACAATGCTTACCATCAGCAGAGTCAATACTTTTAGCTTTTAATACCCTAGTACCAACTTTGTGAGGATAAGTATCATAAGTCTTAACAAATAACATCATTGCATCAGATACTTTTGGTCTTATTACATCTAAACCTTCATTAGTTATCTCAAAATCTTGATTCATATAACCTAATTCTATTACAGTAGAAAAATCAAGTTCTGTTGGTAACCCATTAGCTAATACATGTAAATATGCATATTCTAATACTGTGAGTCCAAGATTATCAGTTACTTCTGTGTCAATTACTATCTTCATCTTCTAAATCCTCCTCTTTTAAACCTGCTATTTGAACTAGTGATGTAGACATAACTATAATAGATTTAGCTTGTTTCTCTCTATCCTCATCAGATAAAGATGAATCTAAATATAGTTGTGTATACTTACCTTCAAAGAATCTAACAATATCTATTGCAGTATCACCAATAAATAGCAGAAACTCTTTGCTTCCATCTTCAGTTTTACCTGAAGTAAAGAAAGCAATTTTTTCATCTGTAGTATCAAATATTGTCATTATATCAGTTCCTTCTTTAACATAAGATAGTAATTCATAAAATGAATTCTTACCTTCTGTAAAATTCTCTGAATAATCTACAATATTATCTAATCCTACAATTGTTTTAATAGTACCCATTATTTTTAAACATTAAGTCATAATCATCCTCCTCTATAATCCTTTCATTGTATAGTTCCTCAACTTGTGATAATTCCACATCAACTTCATAAACATCGTTTATCAATAGTTTTACTTTTTCTGGAGTATTGCTCCAAATTCCTGGATAAACTGATTTTATACAGTTAATGCAGAATACTAACTCATCTTTTGTCATAGATTTCTAGAATTAATGAATGTTATTTTTTGTTTATCTAAGTTCTCTGAACATTTTTCCCACCATACTTCATCTTGTGTACCTATTGTAACTAAAATCCATATAACAGCTTCATGATTAGGTCTAAATCTTACAATTCTACCCATTTGCTGTATAATGTTTCTTTCTACACTATTTACTTGAATAATAATAGCAGAATCTAAATCTGGTATGTTCTCACCCTCATTTAATGCTTTAACACAACTAAGTTTGTCAATCTCTTTAGCCCTTAGTCTAGCTAAACTATTACCTTTTGATTTAGAATGAAAGGTATCTGAACACATCTCTTCAGCTTGAGCTATTGAATGACAGAATATTAATGACCTATCATTTGTAATATACTTATCTCTAATTAGTTTAGCAACATCTGTTTTAGATTTAAGATTACCTAAGAATCGTTGCCTGTTTAATTGTGCAAACATAGCAGCTTTTTGCTTACCAGCATACTTTAACTGCAATATTTGTTTAGATAAATATTGATAGTGATTATATTCTGTAGTCAAAAATGGTTTTGCTTTAGTACCAGCTTGTATATACTTGTTAGTGTTATCTAACTGTATTTGTACAAGATTGATTCTATATGGAGCAACAACACCATTTTCTACAGCATCATCCAGTTTATATTCATATACTACAGGACAATGTAACTTAACCAACATCTTCTTAATTTCATCAGATGGTGGAGTAGCAGATAGACCAAGAACTCTATCAGAAGTATTCTGAGTAAAGAATTTAGAATTATTTTCAGTAATGTTCTGAAGCTCATCTAATATAATGAGATCATAATGATTACTTTCAATCTTATTTAGTGAAACATAACAATACCTATCAAGAAACTTGTAGTATTTTGTCATCTTCCACTTTTTAAATTCATCTAACCAGTTCTGATCTCTTAGACTTTCTGTGGGAACAGCAAGTAAAATCTTAGGTTTTTTAATACCTAATGTCTTTACCAAATACTCAATAGCTAACAGAGCACATCTGGATTTACCAGAACCTGTAGCCATAGCCAATGAACCTTTACAATTATTATCTATCCAAGTTTGTAATGCTTCATTTTGAATTTCATTCTTCTTAGTCGTACTCATCAAAATATTCTAAACAGTAATCTCTTATTTCATCAATACAATGCTTCTTACCATCTAACCAGTATAGTAAATCTGTTAATGTACCACTTGTTAATTCTACATGATTAATCTCAAATTGATCTGCTGAACCAGGATGATCCCATGTTTGAGCTTCACCTTCTTCAAAATAACCTGATACTTCAAGTGTGAAATCTGATCTTTTAATTACAGCTGTTCTTAAATGTGTCATATTACCATTTATCTAAATTTATTGTTTTAGGTACAAGCATTTGTTGCCTGATTTCTTTTTTAATTAAAGGGTTTCTATATGTGCCAGTTTTAATTACTGGTACATGTTTTCTAACCCATTTATTAGGAACATACCTCTTCCTATAATGAGAGTCATGAAAACTAGGAGTACAAGACACCAAGCACAGTAATAAGAGTATAGCTCTCATTATTTAAATGCTTTACGTCTTTCCTTTCTTATAGTTTTTGTTGATAATACTTGTTTTGGATCAATATTATTATTTTTCAACAACCATTCTTGCACATAACTATCAATAACAGTTTCATCAAAATAAACTAATTTAACAGTATCTCTACTATTATCTTTCATAGTTACTTCTATATGTTCTGTAATAATATAATTAGTTCTGCAAGAAGCAAATAACAATGCTATTATTACCAGTTGTTTCATACTACAAAGATACTAAAATATGTACCTGATTGTAGATAGGTCAAAGTATTCACTGTATAAAGCCTTGAAATCTTTAATCATCTGAGCTTTCAAATCCCATTTGTATCTGATGTTATCAGCAGCATACTGTGAATCTTTTCTTTCCTGAATTTCAGGTTTCCAACATAGTTCATTAACTTGTTTGTCATTCTTGATAAACTGTACATTATTATAAGTCAAGAATATACATTCTGACTTAAAATCTATACCTTTTAGTTTCTCAAATAACTCTCTGTAATGTTCTAGCCAATTATCATGATATATGATAGGACTAAAATTAAGATGTACCTCCATCTTCTCTTGAAGTTTAGGTATCATACTAATTCTAGTATCTATACTATCTGTATTAGGTTCTAGAATATCTGAATAAACTTGTGGCATCAAACTAACTCTAATTCTGTGCTTATCCTTAACTAAATTATAGTCTCTAAATCTGGATGGATATTTGGTTGTGGTACTTTGGGCCATCTTTGAGATGTAGACCAATTATAAATAGACATTAGTATTGCATCAACATTCTCATTGACAAATACTTTACTATCATTATGTCTACCTACATAGCAGTAGGAATTCATACAACCACCAAGTCAAAGACACCCGTACACAAAATTAGGACTAATAGCATCTGAGCTACGTCCATTATCTCGTGTTACGAGTGTCTTAGTTTTTTGTTTAATAATCTTCATAATCTTGTTTTTGAAAATTTGTTGTTTTTTAAAATTTTAATTTTACCATTAAGATGGCGATTCATGTTTGATCTGTCAATTTTAAGTTGATTACAAGCTTCTCTAATACCTGTCCATTCTTTAATAAAATTACCTTCTAAATCATATTGATATAATTTTTCAGATAGTTTATTTGCAGCACCTCTAGGTTGCATTGCTGATAAACCAGCAGCATGAGCATGTCTTATGTTTTCTTTACAACTAACCCATTCTAAATTATCAATGCTGTTATCTGTCTTAATCCCATTGATGTGGTTTATCTGATGTTTGACATCAGGATTAGGAACAAAAGCTTCAGCTATTAATCTATGAGCAAGTAAATCATGTCTATTATTATCAATAGATATACAAATTTTATAGTAACCATAAGTAGATATAGATTGTTTTAATATCTTATCTAACATATAAGCTTTACCATTACTCTTAGTATTTCTATATTTAGCTAGACGTTTTATTCTACCAAAATTAGAAACTTGTAATATTCCTATAAAAGAAGGTACATCTTTCCAAATTTCAGGTCCACCACTTGGATCTACCATTTTATAATCTCCATGCATTACAAATCTCATGTAATTTGGTTCATAACCTGTCATAATTACCTTGTTTTCTTCTGTTTTCTCAAATGTGATTTCATCACCACTCCTGTTAAAATAACTTGTTTTCATAGTTTTACATATTTTGTCTTTACATATTGAGTGTCAATAGGAACTAGCTCAGTATTATTAAAATAAATAGCTTGTTCTTTTGTTATCTCATCAAAACAAAAATATCCTTGTTGATAAGATAATTTGTAATGACTTATATTTTGACTACCATCTGATAAAAGCATTACACTACATATAATTTTTAAAATTGTTTCCATTTTTCTTATTGTTGTTGTTTATTGAATTATATACCTATAACTAATAGAACCATTTTTATATTTTATTATTTTAAAACCAGATGAATTTAGATTTGTTGGTCTACCAAATTCATCATAAACTTCATATTCTAACTTATCAGGATTATAAACACTAATAACACTATATTCAGTACTATAACCATTATAATCTGTTTCTACAAGTTTATAATATGATACACCTTCTAATGGTTTATCATCTCTAAAACAATAATCTTTTAGATTATTAGAATATCTAGCAGCATCTATCTTACCAATAGGTTTAAAATTTGTAAAATTATCAGATCTATATATTGTAAAATAATGTGAATTACTTTCAGATGCTGTTGTCCATTTTAAATCTATATAGCCACTATAATAAAATCCTTCAAATTCAATAAGTTCAACAGCTAATGGTCCTATATCTAAATAATATGGACATATACTTGAGAATCCTTGACAGAATGGACCTGATGTAGTTGCATCTATTGTCCATGTGTAGGTGTGCCCTTCTTGTAAAGAAAAGATAAACCCTTCTCCAACCAACTGACAGGTAGTATTGTCGTAAAGTAAAACACTGTTAAACACAGTAGAAACACAAGATAAAATACTATATCCAGCATTGATGATATAAGTGCTAGACACACTAGGAGTAAAACTAAAGGAATAGGTAATATTACTGGCAGGAGGAGAAATGCTATAACAAAAGTTATTGTTTTCAAGGTAATCATAAGAATTTGGTAATAAATTGGTTTTGTTTAATGATAAATTAGATGTGTCACAAGCAGAACTTAATCTGAGGTTATATACAATAATACTGTCTTCTATTCTTACAAACTCTTGTGCATTAAGCACAGAGCACATTAACATTAGAATAATAGTAACAGATTTCATGTAACAAAATTACTAAAATAAAGAAAGCTGTTTTCTATCTTTTATGTCTGTAATCCACTCATTTACCTTAGAAATATAATATTTATAATCTATATCATATTTGCTAAAATCATCATGTTTAACAGATTTATTAAAATAAGTTACTTTCCAATCTTTTAGTATTCTATTACCCTTTCTAACAGGAGCTTCCACATGTGACTGACTACCATCTTCTGAATGTTTCATCAATGTAGCACCCTTATTAGACACATAGTATCTGACAGTTTTAGATAGTTTCTTGGTTTTATAATCACCATCTTCTACCCAATGTAACTGATACCAATTACCACCTTTTTTATCAGATCTCTTAGATTTGACACCAGCACAAAAATCATATATGTTGTCATGATTAGTAATAAATTCTACAGGTTCAACATTATTCTTATGATATTCATAGAACGCTCTAGGTATAATGGCAAAAGATTTATTCTTGTGCAAAGGTATGTTTTCAAATTCACACCTACCTTTTGCTTTGTATTTTCCATTAGTATAAAATGCTAAATAGTTATTAACGTCAAATATAATCATCTTAGAATATTCTACATACTCTAGTTCTAGTTTAGTAATTTTCATCCATTTGTTACATATCTCATAATACTGATTAATATTATCTCTATGAATCTTCATAGTTAGACCATCTGTATTAATCTGAATTAGCTTACTATCATCAATCTTCATTAGCATCTCTGCTAACATAGTTAATAATAACTGACCATTAATAGTTGTTGCCATAGTATATTGTGGATCATATAACCATGAATACACATCATTAGATTTACCATATACACTATTAGCTGCTAACTTAAATCCATCAGCAAGAACCTTATTACCTTCTTTCTTTGCAACTAATCTTGGAACAACAATTTCTTGATTATATATATCAACAAACTCTCTTCCTAAATGTCTTGGATATAAACCATTGACAATTGCAATACTGGGATATAGACTAGAAACATCTGCATCTATAATAACATACTCTGAATTAGATTCTACTATGCTATTAGATATACTACCATGAATACCACCACTACCATAATCAAATTGAAAACCTTTATAATTAACACTAAATTCAGAACCTGATTTAGTATCTTTTATTTCTAGATTCTTAAAATGATTAAGTACTAGGTTAAATATATCAGAGTTAAACTTGATATATGGGAATATAATATCACCTATCTTGATAGATTTGCGATAAGTTCTCATAGACCTAACATCTTTTATATTTTTACCTGTCTTCTGACAATATAACTTCAGAGTAAGTTCTGAACCTATCTTACTGTCAGATGCATTAATTAGATTAATACCATACATTTTAGTTAATTGCTTTCTAAGTTCTATCATATCAATAGTTCTCTTGTACAATTCTTTAGTAGCAATAACATCATTTAGATTATAACTGAGAATCATTTGTAACCAATTCTCACCTTCACCATCAGATGGCATATCTTCTATATTCTCTAAGTCCATAGAAAACTCACACCATTTAAGACCTGTTCTTTTATTCTTATTGTCAAAATGGTGTATTCTGTATAAATCTAAATGCTTATGTCTTAATCTCCACTCAGGAACATCTAACTGTCTATCATTATCTGATGTTATAATTTGAGCATATCTCCTTATATCACCAGGTGTACAATCAGGATTCCTGTACATATATTCTAGAATCTGAGCATCAAAGTTTATAGAGTTAAAACCTATAAGACCTGCTACTTCATTATCTAGAAATTCAAACATTAACTCTCTATCATCTAGCTCATTATCTATAACAAATACTCTGGTTTCATCAGAATCTTTATCTAGATAAGTTGCTGTAAATACATCAAGAGTTTCTAGGTCAAATACCCATACTCTTTTCATGATATTGTAATATTATTGTCAGATTTAAACTGATTCCAATCTTCAGCATTCATCATATCAGGAAATCTTTTACCCTTATTACATGATTTTTTAACATATAATTTACCAGGTACAGAACATCCACAATATGTACATTTACCTTTTTTCATACAATCATTCTTACAGATTTCAGATCTGTATAATACTTGTTCTTTTTCATGTATAGGTAATAGATTTAACTTATCACCTAACATTTTAAGATTACCTTCTATAAATTGAAGTACTTTCATAAGCCTTGTTTCTATTATCAGTAATTGTTTTGTTTAATATACCATCTAATGCCATTAATGCATTAGCTGCTACACAAGCTAAATGATGTACACCAGATTCATCCATATCTTCACCTGATAAATACTGATTAGTATGTCTATGTAATGCATCTATATATCTTAATACATCACCTTGTTTAGAATAATTAAAATTACCATACTTATCAGCACCATGTGTAAATACTTTAGCAACTTCTTTAATTGCTAATTGTGGAATCATAGTAAACTTCTCTTTACCTTGATCATCTTTTACAAATTTAGAATTTGCAAATTCTTCTCTCATTGCATTTATATCTTTCATATTTAGTTTACACCAATCATTATAGATATTCTTCATATCATTCTTTAAATCAATCATTTAAGTTTAAATTATATTGTTGAAGTATTTCTCTAAGTTCTTCTCTAATCTTATCAGCTACATTTATTTCTGCATCAGTAGCTTGTTGATTGTTATTAAGAATACTAACATTATGTTTAACTGTGCTACGTAAAATTTGGTCTAAATCATACATAGCTAGTTTCCATTTCCAACCATTTAATGCTGTTTCAGCTTCTTTGGTTTCATCATCTCCAAATTCAAGTATTACGTTCATATTTATCTTTATAATATTGTTCAGCTCTACCCATATTAGGGTCAAAATTAGTACCCATAGAATCATATACAGCCTTCATTATTTGCTGTTTTTCCATGTTTTCAGATTCTACAAAAAACTGACCTGTTAGTAGTTTTTGTTCATGTGTAAGATATGGGAACACCATTCTTTTTAAATATTGTACTGCTGTTTCTGTCATATTGTTAATTTAATCTTGTTATTAAAAATAAGTGGTAGCATTACACTACCACTTATCACAAACACACAAACTATACCCCTATAGTTGTGATTCTGATAGGATTCGAACCTATGGCCCACAGCTTAGAAGGCTGTTGCTCTATCCAACTGAGCTACAGAACCAATTTTGAGGATGAGAAGTCCTCTGTGTTGTGAGACTCGAACATTTAGTCTCAGTTCTTTCTAATATTCCTTTCTCAAGGGAACAACACATTTATAGTCAGGACAGGATTTAAACCTGTATGGAGTCCTTCTTTCGGGATTTTTGATATGTCTTCCCTCCTTACATTTTTAGCGTCTACCATTCCGCCACCTGACTATAAAAACTAGCCCCAAAAATAATGAGGCTAGTTTTATAAAACAACAACTTTGTTAATTATTATCCTGCAATTTGTGCTTGCAATGCTGCAAGGTGGCTTGCTACTGAAGATTCAGAAACATTACCATCTACAACATTGTGACCTTTAGAACTAAAAGCACTTTTAACAGCACTTTCAAATGCAGGTGAATCAGTATCACCAAATACTACAGTAGTATAGGTGTTTACTGTTCTTACACCACCATCAGCAGTAGGAATATCATATCCCTCAACTTCACGGGTTTCAATAGAACCTGCGAACCACCCACCAGCGGCAGGATTGCTTTGGTTAAAGATTGGATCAGCATAACCTGGATCTTGTTTACCAAGATAGTTATTCTCATAGCAGTTAATTTTAGTTGTACGAGCTTGTGTTGCAGGTACAACCATTTTACCAAATGGTGTGTCAATAAATCTTACTTCACCAAATGTTACTGTTTTGTAAGGACGCTGATTTTTGTCATTTTTAATTTCTGACTGTGCTACTTTAATTACGATGTTACTCATGATTTCTAAATTTTAATTTTTGTTAAATTGTTTTTGATTTTTGTTGTTGTACTTAGATTGTTGTTGTTGTTTTATTTCTTTAATTGCCAATCTGATATTGTTAATATCATTTTGACATTTGTTGAACATGATGATATCACCTTTATTGATGAAGAAATCTGACCACATAAAGTTCATCTGCAAGTTTTTATGCAGAATATCCAGTTGTGTCATATCTTCTTCATACCATATAATAGGCATTACAAAATTTGTATTCATTTGTCTTTATTAATTTGTGTAAAGATGTGCTTTGCTTGTGAGTTGTAGTCTAGCACATCATCATAGGCTACAACTTTTTTTAGTTTTGGTTTGGTAGAGATAAAAGTGCTCTCTGGCTTGTTAGGTTTAACCAGAGAGCTTACTTTTAATCTCATCATATCCCATAGTGATAAATCCATATGCATACCATTAAAATGATGTAAAACATAAGAACATAATGTTCTGGATCAAATCTTTTCATTATAGCTCTCATATTTCCACAATAAAAAGATTACCTTTCTTTGTTAATTTGTATTTACCACTTCTAACAAGAGTTTTAAACTGCTTGTTTAAAGATTGTTTTTCAATCTTATTCTTGTGATAATAATAGTACTGACTAACAGCTGATAAACTTCTGTTAAGCTTTTTAGCTGCTAATTCAAAACTATAACTTAATACAAATTCCTTGTTTTTCTCAAGGATTTTTAAAAGAACTTCCTGTTCTTTTGGACTCCATGAATTTCTGTTAGTTGTCATAAAAGTTAATTAATGGTTTAACAATACGAGCAGTATATTCTGGCTGCTCATCCAGTTCTCCTTCATTGGGAATTAATTCTACTTCCACAATTTTGGATTCCAATTTGTCAACAACTATTACATTGTTGAATTTACTTAATGGATACCATTTTTGTTTTGTTGGTACTGATGGAAGGTATACCATAATATTACCATCAATGTCATGTAATTCTCCTAAATACATGTGTATTAATTTTTAGTCCAGCTCTTTTTGAAATCAGGGTGAGCCGATAATCCCTTGCAGCGATATTTGTTCTTTTTTGATGCACAGCTAGTCATTGCAGCTACTATGCACATTAAAATGAAAATTTGTACTGTTTGCTTCATTGTTAGTTAAATTAAACAGAGTGTGCTTGGAAACTTAATCCACTACACCATATGCCTCTCTGTTGGTTAGTTAAAAAATACTTAATTGTAGCGGTGGATTAGGCAATTGATTATTTTGTTTCAAATGCCATATATCCCATGTACCTGGAAAATCACTGTTAGAGATAATTTCTATCTCTTTTTTAATGATTTCCTGTTTTTTAAGCCTGTTGAACAACATAGCTTTTTTCTTGTGTTCAAAATAGGCTTTACTTACTTTCATAGGCATATCTTTTTGATAATCCACATGAAAGTTTAACTCAAAGTAATTTTTACCACTTTTTGGTGATTTAAATACAGTAATACCATCATATTCACCAACAGGTAAACAAGTGGCATAGATCATTTTTACGAAAACACCTGTGCTTCCATAAACTACCTTACAATTTTTGGGTAATGTTACCATAGCTCGTTTTTTGAATTGAATTTTTTAAAGGTTAAACATTTTGTGTATAAATATAGTGTTAGTGTAATCAAGACAAGCATTACAACACTAAAATATGCTTGACTTTCTTTAGTAGTAGCACCACTGATTGCTGATTCTGTATATCCTAAAAAGAAATTTATTAGAATATCAGCAAAGAAAAATCCATTGGCTAAACATATTAGCCATACTAGAATAAGAAATAGTTTTCTCATTTTTATTTAAATTTAAAGGGTTACAAATTAAAAATTGCACTCAGTTGTAATAACAGACCTTCCATTTTCCCTATTCTTAAACTATTTCATTAAGAAAGGAGTCTTGA